GGTCAACTACGATTGGTAGACCAAGAACATTTCCTGTTAGACCAACTGGGTTGATGTTTCCGTATGTGTTAACTGTTGCACCAGTGTTTGAAAGAATTGGACGGTCCATTGTGTCAACTGTCTTAGCCATCAAACGGAATACATCTGATGAGACAAGGATGAACTCTAGTGGAAGTCCTGTATCTCCATTAACCTTTACTGCTGCTTCTGCAAGAGAATCAATGATTTCTGCAGCAGTCCAAGCACCAAGTGCTGACTGATTAAATAGTGCAGCATCTGTGATTAACTGCTGACGCATTGCTGCGTTTGTAACTGATGCATACTTAGCAACCATTGCACGGAATGCTGTGTCAACATAGTTGATTGATGAACGCTCTACAACCTGACGAGACATATCTGTGTAACCACCGTATGTCTTGATTGGTGCTGTTGCTGAAGTAAGAGTCAACTTACCGTAAGCAAGTGTGTCGCCTTCTACAGCCTGATTTGCAACATCAATTGTGTTAGTATTAATTTTTGGGTATTCAACATTCATTCCGTCTGGTGGTAGTGCTCCAGATGAGAATACTGAGTATGTAGGACGACCTGCGTTTAGGATACGAACTGTATCTGAAACCCAAGCGTTCTTCATGATTGTGTCTGCTGAATCTGCTCCTGTAAATGTACGGTGGGCTTCAACATCTCCTGATGCTACTGCCTTTACATATTCTCCGTATGAACGGAATTGTGGTACTGAGACTGAAGGTGTCTTTTCTGATGCAATAACATCTAGACGACGCTCCAACTCCTCTGCGTGATTACGAACTTCTTCAATTGCTGAAGTGTAATCAGGTGTTGTGTTTTCCATGGATATTTCCTCCTGATTGGTTTCTTCTCTGACTGAAAGTACTTCAGCCTTGTCGTATGCGGGAAATGCTACTAAGGATACTTCCTTGAGATTTACCTTCTTACGAATTATTGTTTTGTCTTTCTTTTCATCTGTTACTGGAATGAATCCTACTGAGAAAGAACGGATTGCTCCATCCTTAACCAAGTTAAGTGTTTCATTTCCCAAAACTGTTTCTGATATCTTGGCTCTAATTAATAGACCTTCGTCAGATTCTTCCATTTCTGTGACGACACCAATGATGTCTTCGTGGTCACGGAATAATTTAACATCAGCGTTTAGGTCTACTGCGCCTTTTTCAAAACGCTCTGACCATCCTCCACCAATGTCAATTGTTTGATTAAAAGGAACTGCAATACCTGAAACTTCACGCTTCTCAGTATCTGTTGCTCTTATCTCAAAACTGCGGGTAATCATTTCATTCATAGTCATTACTCCATTTTAGTCCACAAGTTGAGTGTCACCTACAACATCAACTGGGACCTGGTCTTGTGTTATTTCTGACATGCCTTCCATCTCACGGACTTCTGGAACTGTCAAGAAATTATTTGTGAGTCCAATTGCATAAGACTCGTATCTTGTTTTTACATTGGGGCGAAGGAACTCTGTAAGATTAAACTCAGCGTACTGTCCTCTTGGAAGAAGGTCAGTGATTGCTTGTTGGATGCGAACAATATATTGCTGCAATCCATCTTCAAATAACTTTGCTCTGTCTTCATTACCGTTGACATAGGTCATTCCTTGTCCTTCAATTCCCATTCCGAGATACATTGTTGGCACACCAAACATCATTGCGATTTGGCGTGTTATGAACTTCTGATTTTCTAGGAATTGTGCTTGCTCAGGACTTAGTGCGATTGAATCATACTTAAGTCCAGATGAAAGAACGGCAATACTTCTTTCTTGCTGAGATGCAACGAATGCTTCTTTGTTTTGTTTTGCTACATCTGCAGAAAGAAATTCTGATGTTGTTAATGTACCTGTTGGTACTGCTGCTGTTCTAAACCAATTATCTGCATAATTATGCAAGTCAAGTGCTGAACGCAGAACTGATCTGTGGCGTTGAATTGGTCCTTCACCAAGCAGTGAAGTTGAACTTGGGTTGTGCCACAATTTAAGATGCTTAATGTTTGCTGATGTGTAAGTCTTTGACTTGTAAAGATAATAAATCTTTCCTGTCTCATCTACTGAGACGCTTACATCTGCTGGATGAAGATTTGTAACATTTACAATTCCTCTTGGTCCACGGCTAATATGCCAAAAAGCATTTCCATAAACTGCCATGTGAATTAATGTTGTACCAAGCCACTCTGCTTGAGATATTTGATTTTCAATGTCTGGTGTTTCTAACCAAAGTGGTGTTGGCAATGCTGTGTTGCCTCTGTAAACATTTACAGGTATCTGCATGATTGCAGTTTCTAATACTGATGTGGCACGAGACACAGCAACAAGACTAAGTGCAGTGGTTGGCGTTACACCAATCTCTGTTCTTGCTGGTGCAGTGTTTGCTACTCCACGATTCTCTGTCTCAGGAACAAAGACTGGTTCTACTTCATAACCAAGTCTGCTGATTAGTCTATCTCTAAATGCCATTTACTTCTCCTCAATGTACCATCTGTTGTGGTTTTATTTGTGTCTCCACAAACCAGACGGCCAATACTGTTGCTACTGCTGCATCAATATCAGTCCCACTGTCTTTACGGGCAATCCTCCAGGATTCTCCGCTATTTTTGCGTACTGCTCGCTGCATTTGTAAAGTAACTATATCATCTTGTGGATGAATTAATTCCTTTTTCATAATTCTACTGTATGTGTTGTTTGACGCAGAGATAATATCTTTAGTACTTGTTGTCTGAACTCTGAATCCCTTTTGTTTTAGGGCAGAAGCCAAGTCACCCAAGACTCCTACATCCATAATGAAGGGCTTGCCGTATTGTGCTAACTTAATACAGGCTCCAATAATCTCATCAATGTTTGTATTGTTAAATGATGCAACCAGTTCAGTAGCAATCATGCCATCTTCTCTAAGTTCTGCGGTAACAATAGAGCAGTATTCCCATCCAGGAGTACGCTCAATAGCAAAGACTTCAGGGTTAACTGGTCTGCCTTGAGGACATTGAGACCACGCACCAACAGGAATCCAAGCATTCATACTGGACACAAACTGGTTTAAACGGTATCTTCTAGCGTCTGGTTCAGGCATTGTGGCTAATTCATTCTTGACTGATTCCCAGTTTAGAATGCCAGATGCAAGATTAGGGTTTGCATTACGCACAGCCTCTTCATCATCTAAAGCACAGCCCTTTGGTGCTTCCCAACAGAAGAAACCAAATCTTTCTAAGTCTTCCTGTCCGTTGATGGCTGCCATTCCTCTTTCGTACAAATGTTTAAGAAGGTTTGAGGTGTCATCGCCAGCAGTTGTGATACCAATGGTTAGCCCATCTGTGCGGGTAGCAGAACCAAGCGACATTGCAGTCCAGACATCTTCTTTGGCCACATGCAGTTCGTCAAATATGACCATTGATGGATGTAAGCCTTGGGCTGTTGCAACATTAGCACCAATAACCTTATACATACCTGTACCGTCTTTAGTCCATAGTCCTCTATGTTCCGTGGACTTACTAAAGAAATGTGCAAGCAATTCACTTGAATCTACCTGGTGTTTTAGCCTGCGATAAACGATTTTAGCCTGATCAGCAGAGGCTGCAACGGATATAACTTCAGGGGCAGGCTCATGCAGAAGCATGCCATATAAGGCAAATAAGGCACCTAAGAGGCTCTTTCCGTTCTTCCTGGGCATGGATATCACTACCTGCTTATAACGCAGTCTACCAGCCTTAGAAGGGTCGTGGAAGTCATCAGGGTATCGCTCTAAGACATGGCGGATTAACCACTTCTGCCAGTCCGTTAATACTAATATCTCATCATGTTTCTCAGGTAATCGCCATAAGGTTTGAGAGATATTAATAACCTTTTCGCCATCAGTTGTAAAGTCCTCAGATAGAGGCTCAGTCCAATAGGTGGGTAACCAATTAGCCGTTGGCAATAGCCTGTAACATTTCTGCAGGAGACATCTCAGTACTCTTGCGGTTATTGAGCAGACCAAGGTTTGCCAATAGAGCAATTAGGATTGGTGCTATCTGGTGTCGTCTCTCTGGAAATTTATCCATTGTCTCAGCAAGCATAACTGCTTCTTTGGCTGCTCCCAAATCTACCTCATCTAGCCATGTGGCTGATAGGATTGACTTTCTCACAGACTCCTCTAGGCTGAAATCTAGATTAAGTGGTTCGTGTACTGCTGATGTATCTCTAAGGCCTCTAGGACCTTGGCTCATTCCTGTTCTCATATTGCTCCTTTTACTATTTTATATTTCTGGTTTTCTATGACACTCTTACGGGGTGCCATTTTCAAAAATAAAAAAACCAAAGTTTCCAAACCAACTTTTCCCAAACCAATTTGTCCCAAACCTTTGTTTCCTGCATATCCAGCATAGCCAGATACCTGGTTTGTTATCCTACCAGGGATAGTTGTTATCCTTCTTGATTCCCCGCCATTTTGCGGGATACTTGACAAACCTTCATAGTTGTGATATGTGGCTATGCGAGTCTCATGGTTTGAGATGAACTGTCTCACTATTTGGACAGGCCTTAGAAGAGGCTCTCTTATAAGAGTAACCAAACCAGATATCCCCAAACCTTCTTTATCCATAACGCTTATTCCAATACCTTAGTCTCATCAGTACCTTATCTTGTCTTCCGCTATTACACTTAGTGCATGCTGGTAATAGGTTACTCTTCTCGTTACCGCCACCTTTTGAGACAGGGATAATATGGTCTGCTGTATTGGCTGGACCATTGCAGTAATGGCATGTCCATTGACTAGCCTCAAGTACTTCTTTACGGTTACGCTTATACTCAGCACTACTATATGGGCTACTCATTGAACCCATCCAATAACTCTTCCCAGTTCACAGCATCGTTCGTATCCACATCCACACTCTTCACAGTAGTAGACTTCTTTGGCTCCCTCTGGAGTAATCTCTCGCATCTATCCCAAACCTCTCTGTACTCATCCCAACTAAAGGCTACCTCTCCTATATTTACCAGGTCTAGGAGATGGGCTGCACAACACCATCCCCAATCATAATGGTAATAATAGGCTGATTGAGTGCATCTTTCACATTCCCTGGGCCTTTGGGTAGTCTTGTATTTGCCCAGGTAATAGAAGGGATTGTTAGAGAAACCATATTTGGGATGTGCTGTCATATCCTGTCAAGTATACCAGCAACAGCCTTATTTATGATTCCTACATCTTTTTGGTTAGGTTCCCTGTCATTTGCCAAGGTAAATACAGCAGCATAGCCATTGTAAAGCCTTTCCTCTATGGTCTTCCTAATAGCCTGGTTATCTCTCATATCACTGAGTTTATAGTACTTTTCTTCCCACATGGCTACTTCTGCTTTTCTTGGTCTTCCCCGCTTTTTCTCAGACATTCTTAGGCTTTCTCTTTTCTCTGCTAACATTCTGCTTATTGGTAATTACCTCTAAATGGCCAGGATTAACACAGGCCTTGTTGTGACATAGATGGTTGATTACAAACCTGTTATTTCCGCCTTCTACGCCTTCTGGTAGGCTATCAAACCCATAAGCCAAAGCATAGGCAAACCTGTGTGCTTTGACTGTGAACTTCTGCTTATATTCTTTGGAGTATATTGTGAATGCTCCATATGTGTTTTTATTCTTTTGGCCCTGCCAAATATGGCATGGATCAGTGATTTTGGTCATAAATTCTTCTAATGAATCAGCAACAATCGCATCATTAGATTTACGAACATATACCTGATTAAGGAATGTTTGAACTGTGTGTTCTTTTGCTATGTTTTCTTTAATTGCATTATCTAGTTTACTTGTCATGTATTAAGTATACCCTTCAATCAGGTATTTGTCAAGTTACTATATATAAGATATCCTATATACTATATATAAAGATAGTTTTTAAAACTATAAGGATATCTTTCTTTCTTATATATATTTAAGTATAGCAGAATTCTCCTTGGCAGATACCTAAAATAGCCTTTTCCTTTATAACTCTTTTATAACAATTTACTGAGTTTTTCCTGAGAACCTTATATCCTTGGTTAATTAAAAGGCTTTCTTGGTATTTAAAGACCAGAACCCCCTATTTGGATATAGAAAGACCAGAACGCCCTGAAAGTGTCTTAAAAGGGCCTTAGAAGGCTTTAAACTACCATCCAGTGATGTCTGAACGCTTCCAAGTATTGGTTGCTGTACAGATATAGATATAGTTTGCATCCCAGGCAATCTCTCCAACTACTCCTGTATCTGTAGCAGATGATGGAGTCTTGGTTTTAATCTCAAGATTTCCATTAATCTTAACTCTTCCACCAGTACCACCAGTACTATCAAACTTACCGTAGATTAATGGTGTTGATGTTAAATGATTAGATATATAAAGATTGTCAGATGTGGTTTCGTTTCTACCTGCGTTGTAGCCAATGAATACATTTCGTGAGCCTGTTTCATTGCTTCTACCAGCCTGTGAACCAATTGCTGTATTAAATTCTCCAGTTGTTAATGCTGTGGCAGTTCCCAAGAAACCTGAACCAGTTCCACCAACTTGAGCAGAACTAATTGTATATGTCTGTAATCTGTGTCCATTACCATTGGTTGTTATTGTAACTGATGTAACTGATCCTCCAGAAACAACAACTGTTGCTAAACAGGCTGTTAGATTAAGACCTGCTACTTCTGGAATAAGTGTTACACCTGTATAAGTACCGTCAGTATATCCTGAACCAGCATTTGTAATTGCAAGTGTTGCAATTTGAGATGTTGCTGCTCTATTTGAACCAGCACCAACAGAAGAATTATGTTGACCTACAGTAGAAAATAGAAGTGCTGCACCACCAACTGCGGTATTTAAACTACCTGTAGTAACATTTCCAGCAGTTTGATTACCCATAGCCATGTTGTTTGCACCAGTTGTATTCTTATTTAATGCTTGTGTTCCAATTGCACCATTTGCAGTACCTGTAGTATTGGCTGCTAATGTATTATTACCAAGAGCAGTATTGTTAGAAGCAGATGTATTTGCTGCTAAAGAATTTATACCAAGAGCAGTGTTATCACTACCACTTGTAAGTGCTGCTAACGCTCCTGAATCTGTAAAACGAATATTTGTTGTATTAAGTATTTGTGAACCACTCGCACCAGTTGCTCCAGTAGCCCCTGTTGCTCCAGTGGCTCCAGTGGCTCCAGTTTCTCCTTGGATACCCTGAATTCCTTGCTCACCCTGAATTCCTTGAGAACCAGTTTCACCTTGAATTCCTTGGATTCCCTGCAAACCAGTTTCTCCTTGGATTCCTTGAATTCCTTGGTCTCCAGTATCTCCTTTAGGGCCCTCAATTCCTTGAATTCCTTGTTCACCTTGAATTCCTTGTTCGCCTTGGATTCCTTGAGCACCAACAAATGAATAAACACTCCAATAATCTGGAGAAGATGGTGGAATTAATGCATCATTGTTTGCAATACAAATATAATAATTACCAAGATAATTTACAATGTCACCAATTAAATATCCGTTTGGATTTACTCTTGTTGGGTCCCATGCAAAACCAGGGATTCCTTGAATTCCTTGTTCTCCTTGAATACCAACAGCACCATTTAAGTTAACTGTCCATGATGCAAATGTTCCTGTACCTGTTTTATTATCTTTAACAAATGTTAGTTCGCCTGTTAAATTATTATAATTAGAGACTGTTCCATGTTGATGATGGTCAATATCATGAGCAACAAGAATTGTTTGACCAATTGAATAATCAACATGAATATCAGCAAGTGTAATTGTTTGTGAACCAGATGTACCTAATGTAAATGAAGTTGTTGATGTTGTGTGATAACGGTCTCCATCAGTACCATTAGTACCGTTAGTTCCAGGAGCACCAGTATCTCCAGTATCGCCTTTTTCTCCTTGAATGCCTTGAATTCCTTGAATGCCCTGAATTCCTTGGGCTCCTTGGTCGCCAGTGTCGCCTTTAGTTCCCTGAATTCCTTGAGCACCAGTTGCTCCAGTATTTCCAGCATCACCTTTAACACCTTGGATTCCTTGATTTCCTGTATCGCCTTTTTCTCCTTGAATGCCTTGAATTCCTTGTGGGCCAGTGTTTCCTGTATCGCCTTTATCGCCTTTGGCACCAGTAGCACCTGTCGCTCCCGTTGCACCAGTTGCGCCTGTAGCACCAGTCGCACCAGCAGGCCCTTGCGGTCCGACAGGACCAACAGCAAGTGATAAACCTGCTGCATAAACTCTAAGCCTATCTGGAGCAATTACTTCAACTTCTCCATTAAGCAATGCTGATTCAGATGTTACTTTTACATAGCCAAGAGTCATCGTGTTACATCCTCTTCTACTGCAATTCTTCCTCTAAGTACTGTGGAAACCTTATTGTTTTCTGAATTATTTCCTTCAATGTCAAAATAACTAGTCAATGGAAGGTCTGAGTTATCAAGTACGATTGTTAATGCATTATCAGTCTTTGTAATGGTGAGGGTTTCTATTACTGTTGCATCTGATGGGTATTCTCTAACTTTACCTGTAAAAGTCCAGTCTGTTAGGTCCAATGCAGCATCGTTTTCATCTACTAGAAACACTGTCATTTCTGTAGTGTCGTTACGGTAAGTTTGCCATTCAACTGATGGTGGCACTAAATTAAGGGTTTCCATTGATTTCCTCCAAAGGTTAATCTACCTCAATTGTATACTTGATGTATGTTGACTTTAAACCCTGAAATTATTGCTGCCTTTGCATCAGCAACCGTACTGATCCTAGGAGCCTTCTTTGGGTTCTCCAGATGGATGATAAGCAAGTTCCTGTCTGAATTGAGGCCAAATTCTGGGTCCAGCATGAAAGACCAAATTACAAGACTAGAGAGTCGTGTTGATGATATCTATACGATTCTAGCAAAGGAGCATCATGGCTAAGAATGTATACTACGAAGGCAAACTCATTCCTGTAAAGGATTGGGATTACGATACAAAGCGTCCTAAAGTAAAGCAGAAAGAATCTAAAACGATTACAGTGGAACTACCACTAGAGGTGCAACCAAGCCTAGAAGATTAATTAACAAAACCCTCCTATAAGTTATCAGACATGGTAGGAGGGTTTTGCTTTTCCTGGAGGCAGTCCAGAAATCTATGATGGGATTAGGCTATGTGTTGTTAATTTAGTTACAAACATTCCATCTGGTTTAATTTCTCCAAGTTTAGTCCAAGTTGCTCCGCCACCAATATTATCTGGGTCTGTAGCAGAAGCAAAAGTTCCAGTGTATGGAGTTGTAAATATTTCATAAGTTATTCCTGATGCAACAGTAAATGGAAATCCACTAACATAAGGTACTGCTGCATCTAATGTAATATCGTGAACTCTACCTGTAACTGTTTCTTTAAAATCAACAACAACATCCCATTCAGAAGTATTGTTAGCATTAGTTGTTCTAAATCTTAATCCAGTATTATTTGTAAGGTTTTGAGTATTAAGTGGGTCAAATGTTGGTGCTCCAGTATAGCCTGAACTCCAAGAAGTTCCCTGAGTTATTCGTTTTGAAACAATTGATTGTGGGTTTGTTAATGAACCTGGAGATACATAAGTACCAGTTTCAGTTTGTGCTTTTAAGTTAGCAATAAACGGAGTGTCCCATTCATGCGTTCCATCATGAAGTTTTTGCTTAAGTCTTATATATCTAAAATTATATGGAAAAACAGGTAGAACATTTATTCGTTCACTTATTGTTCCTGATGGTGTTTGAAGGCTTACAGACTGTCCTGCTGAACGATTAGGAAATGTAAATGTAGGATTTGCTGCTGTTGAAGTTACTCCGCCAGGGAAAGTCCAAAGATAAGGCCCTGCAACTCCCCTTGGTGTAAAGGTTGCAGTATAGTTATTGTTATTAAATGCATAAGTAAAATTCATTCTATTTAAAGGCAATACTTTGTTTTTTACCAAAGTTTTTGTTGTTTCTGTAATGCTTGCAGCACCCAATGAATTATTCTTACCAACTGGACCTTTACCTATTGGGAAAAATCCAATTTCAACCCAACCAATATTAGTAACAAATACATCAAGATAAACAGTTTGCCATTGTGCAGTGCTTCCAATAGTTAAATCTCTAACATTTAAAGTAAAATCTTCTAAAGTATATTTTGGAGTATCACTATTTCCCCAATAAAATATAGTTTGCCAAGGACTTCCACCTAAAGCATAACTTATGCTACTAACACCAGAAAGTCCATAATTAGTTGGTGGTGTAATTGATGGGTCTCTTGTTAAATTTTGAGTATATACCTCATTTTGAAAAGGAGTACTTGGTGATACAATTGCTCCAGAAGCACTAGTCCAAGTTTGATATTGACCTGCTACTAATTCGCATGATTTTAGATACAATAAATTAGCATTTCCATCACTTGATAAACCTCTAAAGAAATAGATATAAGGAGTAAATCTTGTATTTGCAGTATAAGTGACACCTTGAGCAGGTCTAAGTCTTATAAAATCAACTCCAAGATTTCCAGTGGTAAAAGCAGGAGTAACAGTAATAGTTTTAGTAACTGATGCTGTCTGTTCCCAAATATTTCTAATTGTTAATGTAACATCAAAGGAAATAGGTTCGCCTTCATAGCCAGTATAAGTTTTTAAAGGGTTTGCAATTGTGGAGGTACCTCCTTGACCCAAATCCCATGAAAATGCATCTGGTTCTGCAAAACCAAGATTTGTTGATGTGTTTATAAATTGAACAGTGCTGTCTGTAATATAATAGTTAAAGTTTGCAGTCATTGTTGGTTGCACAAGTGTTACTGTTTCTGTGTGAGTGCTGTAGATTTTTTCGCCCTCTTCACCATAAGTAAAGACAGTTAAACTAACTTCATATTCAGTTTCATCTGGGGCTGGATTATATTGGTGTGTAGGGTTTTGTAAATTAGATGTATTTCCATCCCCAAAATCCCAAGCATAAGAATCTGGTTCTCCAGTCTCATTGTTAACTGATGTGTCTACAAAACTTACTGCACCAAAATTGTTTGTAAGGTTTTGTGACCAACCAAAATCTGCCTGTACTTCTGGAACACCAACTGTTATTTGTTTTGTAAGAAGAACTACAAAACGACTACTTAATGTAACATAAGCATAAACATACCATGTGCCTGCACCATAACCACCATAACGATTGTCAAGAGGTTCTGCCCATGTTCCGTCTGCATTAAAAGAATAAGGTGCAAGAATACCATCATCATCAAAATTCCATGTTTGAGTTAGTCCAGTTCTTGTTGCTCCATCTTTATACATATTTCCACTTAAGGTATAAGGCCATTGTTCATAAATGTCACTTGGAATTGTTGAACTTAAACCCCAGAGAGCACCAAGAACATTGCCTGATTCAATGTTTCCTATTGTTGCAGTAAAATTAAAGTTTGAATCTGCATTTATTGAATTTAGTTCAAGTGTTGGGAGTGAGCCTTGATTTGTAAATACAAGGTCTTTAGCAGATGGTTTTAATGTAAAGCCCATTTCCCATTTATCTGGAGAAATATCATGAGTAATTCCAGCAATGTCATGTATTCTATCAATAATTTCATTGTTATCAATTTGATGTTTTATTCTTATTTGTTGATTAAGTCTATAACTAGAGTATGTAGATTCATTTTGTACATCTTCGTATCTTGCATTATCAAATGTAATTTTCTGTATTTCTTGACCTGGAAAACTAGTCATTTGAAATATGTTTTGTGAATAACGATTAGCCCAAGCAGAAGCATCTACTGGATTATCTTCTGGATAAATTGTTGATATACTTGCTCTTGAAATTGCATATTCTTCTATTGATTCATCTGATGTGCGGGTAAAACTTTCTGTTGTAGATTCTAGTTCACCAGCATTTACATTTCTAGATTCGTTAGATATGTCTAATTGGTTAATTACTCTGTTGTATCCATTATCAATTAAAATTGTCTCGTATGGCCTGCCGTCAACAGGATCAGAACTAAAATCATAATCTGTATAAATTAAATATGGGTCTTGTTGTGGTGTCCAATAAGTTGGGTCATACTTTGGAAAATCAAGAACACCAATATAGTTAAAATCCATTGGGTTACCAAAACCGCTTTTAGCACTAAAGGAAGTTAAATTTGTTTGTGCATATTTATTTATTACTTCTAAATAACTTTCTCCAACTTGTGGAATATATTTTGCTGGTGCGTATCCAAAAGCACCAGCACTTAGGTTACCAAATGCTTGTACTGACTGAAACCAAAATCCTTGTGGAAGTGGATATCCTGGTGGACCAATATAATCTGGATTAATATCAAGATATTTTGAGGTAAATTCATACATGTATGGAATGAATTCTGTAAATGTTAATCCACTCCAAGTAGGGCCAGTACTTAGGGCCATAATTTCATCATGAACTGTTTGACTTACAACAACTCTTTGCATTGCACCAAAAATATCTGTACCAGTAATTGTAATTATTGGGTCATCTTTTCTTTGGTATTCTACTTGAACATCTGTTACAAAACCTCTAAAAAATTCTCCATATCTTTCATCATAAAATTTAATTGCTGAGTTGTATTTTAAATTAGGATTAATCTTTGGGTCCATTGCTGGGTTACGAGTTACAATTGTAAACTGGCCAGTGTCTATTTGTTGTTGTGGACCTTCATATGTGTCAGTTCCTTCTACAATATTAACATTAATAATGCCTGAAGTAATATCTTCTGCTTCATCAAGATTATAATCATAAAGTGCAACCAATGGGTCTGGATATAAATATACTTTGAATACATCTGCAACTATCATTAGAACCTCGTCTGCGTACTTACTTTGCCGTATTGCTTAATTGCACTTGATACTTGACGACCAAGTTGTGCACCATTAGTACCAAGACCTGCGTTAATTGTAATATTAACTCCTGACTTTGATTGTAATGATGGTAATGATATTCTTGGCACTGCAATTCCTGCTTGTGCTTTGTTTGATACCGCTTTTACAGCAGGAGCATTAAATGTGCTTTGTAATCCACCAATAATGTTTTTACCAATAGATGCAAACACTTTTGATGGAGAAGAAATTCCTAAAGCCTTCTCAGCCCAAGATGGAATAAGGTTCTTAAAGAATCCTGTAACTTTATCTTTAAGCCATCCAGCCATGTCTTGCATTCCATTCCAAAGTCCGCTAACAATATTTTTACCAACATTAAGCATTGCTCCTGGCAGTGCTTCAAATTTATCAATAATGCCGTCAACAAAACCCTTAACCTTGGTTCCAAATTCTCCAATTGCTTCCTTGGCATCTTTTGCAAAGTTCTTAATCTTTTCCCAAACTTTGCCAACTGCTTCTGTAACTGAATCCCAGTTCTTAACAAGAAGAACAATGATTGCAATAATTGCTGCGATAGCAATAATAACAAGTCCAATAGGGTTAGCACTCATTGCAGCATTGAATAACCATTGCGCTGCAGTTACTAAACCAAGTGCTGCTTGCTTAGCCAACAACGCACCTGTGGCTAATGTTGTTGAAGTTTTAATTGCACCCATTAACATAAGGATTGGTCCTATGATTGCAATCAATGCTCCAAAACCAACAATTACTGATTGAATTGGCCCAGGAAGTGCTGTAAATAAGTTAATAGCAATTGTTATTGCTTGTGATGCAATTGTAATTGCTGGCTCTAATGCTTTACCAATTTTAAGTGCTGCGGTTTCTGCTGAACCCTTTAATTGCTCAAGTGCTCCAGCCATTCCATCCATACGAGCATTTGCAAGTTCAGACGCTACTCCATTTTTGTTTACTTGTTCATTTAAATCTTTATAGCCATCAACATTTAGTTTCATGAGCGTTGATGCTGCTCTCATACCTTCAACGCCAAACAATGTCTTTAATGTTGCAACCTGCTGTGCATCTGACATTCCTGTTAGTTGTGTTTGAAGTGTTTTAATAATGTCTGGCATTGATTTCATTGTGCCGTCTGCATTTTGGAATGAAATATCTAAATCATCCATAAGCATTGTTGCTTTCTTAGTTGTTGGAACTAATCCAAGCAAGAATCTGTTAAATGATGTACCTGCAGTTGTTGCATCAATACCTGCATTGTTCATTGCTGCTAAGGCTGTTACTGTTGTATCAAGAGGAATCTTTAACATTGATGCAGTTGAACCAGTATACTTTAATCCAGCAGCCAAGTCTTGAACTGATGCTGTAGATGCTACTGCACCTGCTGCAAGTAAGTCTGTAATTTTTGTTGAATCTTTTGCCTGCAGACCAAATGTGTTCATGGTATTTGCCATGATTGTTGCTGCATCAGATAATCCAATGCCTTCAGTTGCAGCCAAATCTAGAGTTGCTGCTAATGCTCCACCTGCAATTGCTGCTGGTGACATGCCTGACTTTGAAAGTTCAAGCATTGCTGCTGCTGCTTCATTGGCAGAGAAAACAGTATCAGCACCTAACTGAATTGCTAGGTCGCCAAGTTTATCTAATTCTTTTCCACCAATGCCAGCATTAACGCCAAGAGAAGCCATGGAAACTTGAAAGTCTGCTGCAGTTTGAACTCCTGCTGCTGCAACGGCTAATAGAGGAAGTGTAACATTTCGTGATAATGATTTTCCAGTAGCAGTAAGTTGTTGCCCAGTTGCACCAGTTCCAATTCCACCAATTGCACTATTTGCTTGACCAACGGCTGCAAGGAGTTTAGTGACATCACCATCAATATCTACCGTGATTCTTTGTGCCATCAGTGCTTCCTCCTGTTAAGTGCAGTTATGATTGCACCGTATTCATCCAGCGTCATGTCCCAAAACTGATCTGGCGTATATCCTGTTTCTACACAGAACTCCGCCATTATGCTTAGGCTGGATTCACTTCTTTTGGGACAGTGAGTTCAACTCCTGCAAGGTCAGTCAACTGTTGGATTGACATTTCTTCTGCTTCTACCATTGTAAGGGATTGGTTGTTTCGCTTTGCCATCATATATTGCATAGCGAATGCTAGTTTTGCTTTGGACTTAGTTTCAGTCCATTCATCCATTGGTGTATCTAAATATTCTTCAATCTCTGCAAGTTCTTTCCACTTGAGAGTATTCATTAAGTCAAAGTTTTCCATTTTACTGCCTCCTGTTAGTCTAAGTTGTACTTTCTTATTGTTGATTCTATTCCATCTTCGTACTTTTGAACAATCGCTTGTAGATTGTTCTGAACTGCTGGCATTAAGAATGGCTTTGCTTGTCTGCCCTTGGCAGGCCACCCATATTCAATAACTCCAGCATAAGGAACCTTTTCACTGCCAGCATAGACCTGAAGTCCTTCTTTGGTTTCTACACTGCCAATTGATGCAGCAAGTGCACCACTTTTTCTTGGTGCTAAAGCAGAAGCATTAGAGGCTATAAGTTTTCCAACTTCTGTTCCAAACCCTTTTAGGTTTTTTACATCGTTTGTAAACTTTAAAAGTGTTGCAGTTAGAGTATCTACTCCTCGTACATCAACTACCTTTATTGCTTCTGCCATAGCGACCTATTTAATTAAAACGATTCTACTCTAGATGGCTTTGCGTCTAGAATAAAATTGATGTCGTAGACGAAAAATTCGCCTGCTGCTCCACCAATATCTGGCACAGTCTCTGCATAACCTGTGGCTGTAAACCATGGTTGTCCTGCAGATGGTGTTGTGTTTCCATGTGGTGCAAATGAGATTGTTACAGTTGCTCCTGGATCAGCCCATAGTGCTGAGTGTAGTGATGCTGCTGCTGTATCCTGGAATCCAGAAACGGCGCATGTGAAATCTAATGAATCTGTGTAGTCACCAAAACCTAGAGTACCAACTGCAGATGAGAAAGTAACATTACTTACTTGACCTGCATACTCTGTTCCGTCAACTTCAAAGACGATTGATTTGCCTTTAATTCTTGCCATATCAATTTCCTCCTGTTATGTCTATTGAAATATTTATGTTTGTTGCTAAAAACCTAGACCCATTTACCTCTTGGATAAATGGTTTATCTACGGTTAGTGTTCTTGCTGTGGTGTATTCCCAAATTGCAGGGATAAGAGTGTCTAGTGTATCGTCAAGATTTTCTGTTTCCGTTTCGTTAGTTGCATAAGGAACAAGAATTAAAACTTTCCAATTTGAAGCATAATCAGCATCATACTGATTTTCATAAACTGTAATAAAATTAACATCTGGTTCCATAATCGCACAAAGCGGATTAGGTCTCTCTGGAACAAACTTGTAAACCTTTGAGATACCACCAAGAATGATGGCACTTTCTAGTTCTTCTCTTACTCCCGCTAAATTCATCCGAATCTCACCATATATCTATTAAGTAAAGGATACACACCAACGAGTGGGTCTCTTGCAGTATTTAATGGCGCACCATCATATGTTGCATATTGAGCCACACCCATTGGTGCGTTACGACGATTAAATAGTTCTGAACCAACCTCAAGGTAGCAACGCTTCAACACACCAACAGGAACTTTGGTAGATGCAATATAACTTGCAACCAAATCCTTTGCAGTGTCCCAGCATTCTTCTACATAAGCGTCATCGTTAGATGATGCACCTACATATGCTTTTAAGTCTGTCCAGTCCATTGTCTTACTCCTCGTTAATT